CGTCGCCGTCTTCGTCGCTCGACAGCCAGAACTCCTGGTCGCTGGGCGTCTCGCGGCCCATGCGGTAGATCCAGGCCTGTTGCGCCAGGTTGGTGGTGGTGGTGTCGGGGTCCGGCGGCTCCGGGTTGGAGACTGGACCGGCGATCAACTCCACGGCCCATGCCACGTAATAGGCGCCGCCGAAGGCATCCACCCGCGCGCCGGCAAAGGCGGCCACCCCGTCGGTGGTGTCGTAGCTCACGCCGGTGCCGCCGCCCAGCGTGCTCGGGCTGGTCAGCCGCTTGGTCAGCCCGGTCGGCGTGTTGGGCTCGCTGGCGCCGGCCTTGAGCTGGTTGAAGATCACGCCGCACCACACGCGCGAGGTGCCGTCGGTCTCGGTCAGCGTCAGGGCCGGGATGTCGGCGCCGAAGTTGTCCAGCGTCTCGGGGTTGGTCTGCACATCGCCGATGCCGGTCACGCCACGGTAGACATGGATGCCGATCTGTGCGGTGCCCGCCGACCCGTACACCTCATAGGCACCGGCAGGCAAGCTGCCCCACATGAGATGCCAGCCGTTGCCGATCGACGGCGACTCCTGGTGGATGCTCGTCAGCGTGAGAAGGTCGGTGCCAATCGAGTTGCGGATCTTGGCAATGCCTGGCGCACTGGTGCCGCGCGCCCACACAAACACGGCGTCGCCCTCGTTGTGCGTGGGCAGTTCGAGTTGGAACGGCGTGTCGTCGCCCGTGCTCGGGGTGTAGACGAACCCCACGTCGTTGACATCGCCCAGGCTGCCGTCCACCAGCACGGCCACCGGGTCATCGGTCACGTCCTTCAAGCCGCGGAAGTCGCGGTGGCGCGTGTCGATGTTGATGGCGCTGACCCCGATGTCCTTGTCCAGGGTCTTGGGGTTGTTGTTGGTGTTCGCCGCGCTGAACACCTGATCGTCGACCAGCAGCGTCATACCGGCTTCGACCGCAGGCTGATGCGACGGGTGGGCCCGGCGCTGTTGCTGGCCTCGTGCAGGCCGTCGAGGAACCGACGGCGCAGGAACAGGTAGGAGTCGGGCGCGGACCATGGCTTGCCCGGCTCCGTCACGAGGAACGATGCGGCGCCGCAGGCGAACTGGTCGCGCCATTGCTGCCAGGCCGCGGTCGGGATGCCGGTGCCGTCGCTGGCCGGCTCGAAGGACAGCGTGCCCTTGATCTCGACATCGACCACGGCCGGGTCATGCGACAGGTACAGCACGTTGCCGGGCCGGGCGCCGATGCGCGGCTCGCTGCTGGTGTCACCGGGCTCGATCAGCAGGTCTTCGCCGGGCTCGATCGGCATGAGTTCGACATCGTCGATCCATGCCGACTGCACCGCCACCACCGCGGCGCCAGATGGCGGGGTGTAGGCATAGTCGCGCGTCTCGCTTGCCGTCGTCAGCAGCAGGCCGTGCGAGCTGCGCCATACGCGCGAGTGCGAGAAGAACTCGCGCGCCGCCTTCTTGAGGGCGTTGTCCAGCAGGAACGACGGGGCCTCGCGCGCGTAGGCCAGCACGGCCGGCCGCATCTCGGCCCAGAGTGTGAAAGTGGACGGGTCGACGATGCTCATGGCTCACCCGACTCCTTGGCCTTGCCGGCCGCCGAGGTCTGCAGGATGTTCTGCTCGCGCAGGCCCAGCGCTGTCCGAAACAGGTTCCAGTAGGTCTGGGCGAGCTGCGCGCTCTTGAGCTTGGTGATGTCCTTGCTGAAGAACGAGAACAGCACGAAGTTCTGCGCTGCATCGGCGTAGATGTCGTCCAGGCCGAAGGTGCTGCCCAGTGAAGCCAGATCGGCAGGCAGCTTGGCGTAGATGATTTCCAGCTTGGGCGTGCCGCTGGCCACTTGCGGGTAGATGTAGAAGGCCTTGGGGTCGCGCTCGTCGAAGGTCCAGTGCTCGATGGCGGCACCGGTGGCCACATGCCAGCCAGGCACGTTGTCGTCGAGCCATGCCCGCGATGTGCGTCGAACTGGTGCGCCGCGCGTCGTGCCCGACACGTTGCACACCACGTCGATGATCTCGATCCCATCGGTCAGCGAGAGCCCGGCCAGGGTCTGGCGCGAGCCAGCGGCCACGGTCGGCATCGCGGAGGTGGCGCCGGCCTTGGGCAGCGCACCGACGATCGCGCGCTGCGCATCGTTGATCCACAGCAGCGCCTCGGTATCGCCCCACGTGTACGAGCCCGAGGTCGTGTCGTTGGCCTTCAGCCTGGCCCGGTCCAGGATCTGCTGCCCGGTGAAGGACATGGCTCAGGCCTTCTCGGTGGCCGCCTTGACGGCTTCCATGATGGCCGCGCGCGCCGCGTCGCCCTTGAGGTCGGGCGCGACCGGAAGGCCGTGCTCCTTCACGAACTTCTTGAGGGCCTTGTCGTCCAGCGTGCCCAGGTCCAGCGTGGAGCCGTCGGCGTGCTGCAGCAGGTAGACGCTGGGCGGCGGGTCCTTCTGCTCGGGCTTGGTGTCGACGACGGTCGCGTCGGCCAGGACCCACACGTCCGGGTGCTTGGAGAGCTTCGCCCAGGCGATGTCGGGCACCTCCTGCACGTCGCCATGGCCCAGCCACACCGTGCCGGTGTTGGCGACGTTGTCCTCTTTGCGGGCCTTCTGGCCCACGTACATGACTTTCATCGAGTGCTCCTGAAAAAAAGGGGCGGCACCCTTCGATGCCGCCCCGTGGCAACTGCGCAGGGCCCTTGTTCCCGTGCGCAGGGAGACAACCGTCTCAGCCGGCGATCACTTGATGCCGACGGTGATGCCCTCGGCGATCGTGGTCACGGTCTTGGCCGCCGACATGGCATTGGCGCCGGTCGTCGGGATGATCGTGATGAACACGTCGTCGTTGAACAGGATGGGCTCGAAGGCCAGGCGCTTGCGCGTGCCGCCCAGCGACGAGGCGGTGGCGAAGTCGGTCAGGGCCGTGCCGAAGGCATCGTCGTCGCTCGCCGCGCTGGCATTGCCCGCGGGCGTCTGCACGGTGATGGATTCACCGCTGGCGCTCTCCCAGCCGATCTTGACGGCCAGCACGCCGGTGCCGGTGTCCAGGTCGCCGGAGAAGAACTCCAGCCCGGTGAGCATCGTGCCCGCGGGGATGCGGACGGCCTTCACCTTGTCGCTGGTGGTCAGCGCCGCGGTGATGGAGACGGTGTCGACGAATGCGCTCAGGTTGCCGAAGGCCTGCATGTGCGCCGGGAGCGTGGTCTTGCGACCCACGTAGTCGGTCATGGTGTTTCTCCTGAATGGAGGAAGGGATGGATGGGTGTGACATCAGCCGGGCGCTGGGCCCGGCCGGCGTCACACCAGCTTCTTGACGGTCGAGTCGATGACCATCACGCCGAAGTCGGTCGGCTCCGGAACGCCGTCGGCGTTGGGCAGCTTGAAGCGCAGCTTGGACTCGCCACCGATCATTTCGCCCGCGACTTCCTTGCTGCGGCCGAAGTTGTAGGTGTTCTCGAGCACCGAGTACGGCACGCCCGACACCTGGTTGGTGCCCAGGCACTGCGCCAGCGCCTGCGCGCTCACGAACAACCCGCGCGACACCTGGTGGGTGGACGCGAAGTTGGCGATCGTCACGTCGGTCTCGGTGGCCGTCAGCCGGTTGGCCGCGGTCACGTGCTTGATCGCGGTGTTCGGGTTGAAGCGGATCGCGTGGCTGATCTTGCGCACCAGCACGCCGTTCCAGAAGATCGGCGAGCCGGCGAACAGCGGGTGGTTGCGCAGGCTGCCGTAGCTGGCACGCTCCAGGCCGTTCTTCTGGAACTCGCGGATGTTGTAGCCGCTGGTGTTGTCCACCAGCAGCGCGTCATACGCGAGCGGGTCCAGGAACAGCACGCCCTTGATCGGGTCGTCCATGGCCACCGGGTCACCCGGGATGCGGATGGGCTGCATCCGCGTCGGCAGCTCGTCCCACAGCGCCGCCAGGCGGTCGATGTGCGAGAGCTTCCAGGAGTCGGTGGTGTCGATCGACGCGAGCTGCGCGCCGCCCTGCACGAGATCGCTGCCGTCGATCACGTAGTGGCGGTTGTAGGTGGGCGCCATGATGGTGTTGACCACCATCTCGCTGAACTCCGGGTCGGTGTCCAGCGGCAGGGCCCAGTCCTGGCCGTCCTGCACGCCGCGGCCGCCGGACATGTGCACCAGGCTGCGCTGCCAGGCCAGGCGGGGCATGATGCCGCGCAGTTGCGCCATGGCCAGCGAAAGCAGGTCATGGTAGGTGCGCTTCTGGCTCATCTTGCCGCCCGCGTCGATGGGCACCGTCGCCATGTCGATGTAGACCTTCATCGAGGCGAAGTCCATCTTCGAGCCCTTGCCCTCGGCGTTGCGGTCACCCATGATGGGGCGGCCCTTCACGACACCGATGGCATCGACGTTCACCTCGTCACCGGCGGTCTTGACGAGGTCCATCACCTGGACGATCGGCATGTGCTCGGACGACTGCTGGCGCAGCACGCCCTCGGCCATGCTCTGGGTCGGCGCGTTGCCGACGAGGTTGTTCAGCGGCGAAGGCTCCTTCACAGCTTGCGCGAACAGCGCCGCGCTGATGATCTTGTTTGCCTGGGCAGAGCCCTTGGCGACATTCGTACCGGACATGGGTCACCTGTTGAGGTTGGTGCCCCGTCCCTGGGCGGTCAGGCGCCGGCTGCGCGGCGGATCACGGCGGCGAGCTGCCCATCGGTGAAGTTCGAGAAGCGGGCCGCCAGGGCAATGCCGCTGGCTTCCTCGCTGATCCCGTCTCCGCTGGGTGCGGCGCCGCCCTGCAGATCGCTCAGGGTGTTGGGGCGAAACTGGGTGGGGGCCGGTGCGGCGGGCTGGGGAGCCGGCGCAGCAGCGGCCGTCGGTTTGGGTGCGGGAGGCGGGTCGTCGGCCAGGCGCACGCCGAGTTGTTCGGCGATGCGGCGCTCGACTTCCTTGAACCGGTCCGACATCGGGCGCGTGGCCCATTGCGCGTCCACTCGCAGCGCGGCATCGAGTTCCACGGCTCGGTCCCACAGCGGCCCGCCGGTGGCACCGATGCTCTGCAGCAGTCGGCGCCCGTTGAGCGCTGCGGTCACCTCATCCGCCTGCTCCTGCTGGGCCTCCGTCGGCGCCGCAGGGGCGGCCGGGGCGGGTGCAGGGGCTGCAGGCTCGGGCTGCGCGGCCAGGCTGCGAGCCAGGCGCACGGCCTTGGCCGCCTTGGGGTTGAGGTACTCGAGGTCCTGGATCTCGCCGTCGGTCAGATCGCGCGCGACAGCCAGCAGCTCGTCGGGCACGCTCTTGGTCTGCAGGTTGGCCAGTTGCTGTCGCGCCTGGTCACGCTCCGACTCGGCCTGTGCGGCGCGGTCGCGGAACGTCTTGGCGGTATCGCGGGCCTCCTGCAACACCCGGTAGGGCAGCACGC